TCGGCACTGAGGTTCCATTCGTTTGCAACCCAAACGGAACCACCGCAGGCGCACAGACCCCAAGCTACACCGGCTCAGTCGTGTTCAACGAACTACCTCCTCTAGCACTAACCGCTGGTGAAGACGCTTCATTCGAGGTAACGCTTCGAGTAGTAAACAGTGGGCTCGACGTAGCCACCAAGCTTTACTACGGCGTAACCGTCGACGTAACTGCCTAAACACTCATGGCAAGGCGGACGCCGTCAGGACGACCAGCTAACGATCTGACAAAACAGAACTCGGCTATTCGTGTTGACGGCGTTCGTGCTACGGCGGACTGGCTCGGTCTTATGGGCACACCCGACAAAGCTCTCAAGGCTGCCAATAACGAGGCTGCCAAGATCGTGGCCAACCAGGCTAAACGTGACGCCAAGTTCAAAGGCAAGAGCACCGGGCGACTAGTCCGAAGCATTCGACCGATGTCAACGGTGACCACAGCAATCGTTCGAGCTGGTGGCGCTAACGTTCCATACGCTGGGCCAATTCACTGGGGTTGGTATTACGACAAAAACTATTTCATCTACAAAAACATTGCACCAAATCCCTTCTTAGCGAAAGCACTCGGATACAATCGAGACGTGATACTTGCAACCTACAAGGAGCAGGTCGACAAACTGGCAGCGCAATACAAGCCACCAAAACCGAGGTAAGGAACAAACATGAGTGACCAGGCAATCGACTTCGAGCAGCTGACGCTGAACGAAGTAGAAACTATTGAAAATCTAACCGGTATCTCTATCGACCAGGTAGTTGGAGACGGCACACCAAAGGGCAAGAACTTGAAGGCAATTCTGTTCGTGCTCAAGAAGCGTGACAACCCTAACTTCACAATCGAAGAAGCCGGCAACTTCACTCTGAGCGAGGTCACGGCCATGTTCGGAGCGAAAGACCCAAAAGGCAACAACTAAAGAAAGACCAGGCTCGCCGCATGGCTCAGTTTTGTGTGGCGGTCAAAATGACTCCAAGTGATTTCAAAGCGTTGACGCTTATGGAATACACCGAGTTCATTGAGGCTTTCTCAGCGTCTAAGGGTTCCGATCTAGAAGGACTTATCTAATGGCGGCTCTGACTTCATTCTTGAAGGTGACAGTCCTCGGCGACTCGAAGCCTATGACCAGCGCTATGCGTAAGGCTATGCGTGAACTGCAGCAGGTCGAGAATGGTATCAAAAAGATGTCGGGGAACATCAATAAGGCCATGGGCGCTATGGGTATCGGTCTTGGTGTTGCCGGGTTGACCAGCCTTGCCAAGGCAGCGTCTCAGGACAACATCTCGATGGTGAAGCTCGAGACCGCTATCAAGAACGCAACAGGCGCAACCGACGAAGCGATTACTGCTAACGAAGCCTACATCCAGAGCCTTAGCAACCAACTGGCACTGACCGACGACGAACTTCGTCCGGCTATGCAGGCTTTAGTCTTGGCGACTGGTGACCTTAGCCAGGCACAGGCGCTTTTGCCTATCGCCGCTGACTTGGCAGCCTCGGCAAACATTGACCTGGTCACCGCCTCGAAGGCACTTGCCAAAGCGCAAAACGGCAACATGACGCAGCTCTACAAACTTATGCCTGCGCTAAAAGGCGTCAACGACCCTATGGGAGAACTCCAGCGCCTCACCAAGGGCGCAGCAGAAGCCGCAGCCGACGCTTCACCATTCCAGAAACTAAGCATTATCTTCGAGAACCTTCAAGAGACTCTCGGGCAATACCTTCTGCCATACCTGACCACGTTTGCCGAGTGGCTCACCAGCGACGACGGCCAAGAGAAACTGCAAATGCTCGCCGACGGCTTCGGAATGATTTTTACGAACCTCAGCAACATCATCAGTTTCTTGTCTGACAACACTTGGATAGTCGGAACTATTGCAGGGCTTTACGCACTGGTCAAGGTTTGGCAGCTCATAAACAAGGTTATGAAGGTTGCCTACGCAATTACCAAGGGCAACACAATCGCTCAAATGGCTCTCAAGGCTGTTACCGGCTCGGTTGGTATTGGCGCTATCGTTGCCGGTGTCGCAGCCGTAGGCGCTGGCCTGTTGGCGTTTATGGCTATCGACTCGCTACTTGGTGGGACTGACGACTCAGGCACAGTAGTTATTCCTAAGGCTAAGAAGCTCGAGGTTCCCGAGGTCAAGCCGTTCGTGCCTAAGAAGTTGCCAGGTGTCGGAGACGGCGAAGGTGGTGGCGGTGGAGCCAAGGGTTTGAAGAAGGCCGAGTCTGCCCTGGTCGCTGCAATCAAAACCGTGCAGACCAAACTCGCTGAGGTGCGTAAAGCAATCCTCGACATGGCCGTAAAGTTTTATCAGTCAGTCGAACTCGGTTTCGGTCTGCTAGACCGAGGCTCGGCCAAAGTGTTCCGTGCCGACCGTTACGTGCGTGAACTCAAGCGCATGCAGGGAGCACTAGCCGACTACCAAACCAACCTGGCTAAACTCCAATCGCTTGGTGGCGCAGCTGCAACACCACTACTCCAGCAAATCCTCGGAATGTCTCCAGAAGAAGGCGCAGCAATCCTGCGAGGCTTCGCCAACTCTCCAGACCTATTCAACGAAGCGCTATCAGCCACTCAAGGTCTAGCCGTTACCGGTGCTCGAGTCGGTGTGTCCGCTTCAGGCCTTGCAGGGAACCAGCCGGTTGCTGAAATGGTCAACGAAATCAAGTTGCTTCGAGGCGAACTCAAGGCAGGCAAGAACACTTACAACATCAAGTCGACCATGTCCGCTAACGAAATCATTACGGCTATTCGTGCCTGGGAGAAGTCCACAGGCAAGACGGTGCTGGCTGGCTAATGTTTCAATTCGACGACCACTTTGGCGTATTCATAGGCACTAGTCCGAATGATTTGTTTCGCCTGAACGTCTCAGCTCTCGACGGCACTGACGTGCTGGCCGACGACGCAGCACCGCTAATCGAATACGTTGATTTCGCTCAGTATTGCACCGAGGTCGTCGTTTCTAATGGTGTCAGCGCTATCGGAACCACGATTGACTTGGGTATGAAGACCGGCACCCTAGTTTTTAGTGCTGAAGGTGTAGACCCTTTTGCTGGTTACTTCATCAAGGTCAACAGTCCAATCAAGCTAGTGCTCAAGAATTACCCGACCTCAGCGGACACAGACTGGTTCCAAGGGTTCGTGAAAGACATTCAGCGAGACACTGACGCCAACGGCATTACTCGAGTAGTGATTACCCTGGGCGACCAAATCGAGCAACTTATGAGCCTCGAGACCACGATTAGCGTAGTCGCAGACCAGACCTTCGAACAGCGCTGGGCAGACATCGACCTGGCTGTTGGCGCTTTGATAAACCTAAACATCAGCCGAACCACCGGTATAACCCTCTTCCCTGGCATTGACATTTTCGAGACCGCACTCGGCGACACAATCCTCGAGACCATGCTCGGCGAACTAGGCTGGCTAATCACCACACGCTTCGACGTAGTCGTGCCTATGAGCCGCAGCTACCTAGCAACCACTCTCGCCGGTGCACACGATTACGAAATACACCAAGACGTAACCGCCGCACACATTCCACCGACATACATAAACGTGGCCTCGAGCAGCGCAGACATTGTCAGCACAATAAACGCCTCACTAACTTGGGACCCAGGCACGACCATTACCATGGTTGACACCGACCAAGCAGACCTTTATGGCAACTCAACGCTCGACATCGAGCTGAACCTGGCTGACTCCGATAACTTGTCTAACTGGGCGTTTTACGCTCTGACCCTGACCGGTAATCAGAACATCAAATCTATTTCAGTCGACGCACTAGACCACAGAAACATGAACTTGCATCATGTGTATGAAATGGAACCAGCCGAGTGCGTTTTGGTAAATGTGCAGGCCAACGGAATAAACGTCAACGAGAATTATCTCATCAGCAAAGTTACACACATGATTACGCCAGACACTTGGCAAACCGACCTAGAACTATGGAGAAACTAAATGGCAGGCGCAGGATACAAAACCTTCATTGCTGGCAACATTCTTAGAGCCAGCGAAGTAAACACCTACCTCATGCAGCAGTCAGTCATGCGCTTTACGACCACAAGCGCAGCTGACACCGCACTGGGAGCAAACAAAGCCGAAGGCATGGTTATCTACGCCACGTCCAACGAAACGCTCTACGCCTACAACGGCGCAGCCTGGATACCATTCGCTACGGCTCTAGGTTCGGGCACTGGTTACATGGGCGCATGGACTGGTTACACGCCAACCTTTACCGGTATCACGGTAGGCAACGGCACGAGCTCGTTTACTTACGTCCAGCAGGGCAAGACTGTTCACGTTCGAGGACGCTTCACGTTTGGTTCCACCTCGGCAGTGACCGGTGCGGCTTCAATCTCGCTCCCGGTAACAGCCACCAGCGCCAACTTTGTCGCTAACCTCACCGCTCGAGCAGGCGGAACCGACTACGCCATGCTGCCAATCGCAACCACGACCACAATCGGCGTAAACGCTTTGGGCTCCGCTGGAACCTACACAAACCGAGTTACGGTCTCGAACCTAATCCCGGGCACTTGGACTACTAACGACTTCATCACCTTCTCAGCAACTTACGAGGCAGCCTAATGATTACTCTGTTTACTTGCACAGCCGAAGACTGCGCTAACAAAGACATTCAATACCGAGTCGAAGACGCACCCGGACTAGTCACATGCGGCGGCTGCGGCGTTAAGCTCGAAGGCGTTCCAAGTGAGTGACACCCGACCAACGCAGTCGGCCATGCTGGTTCAAATCCTGCAAGACTTGGCTGAAATCAAATCCGAAACAAAACGAATCGCCGACCACGAAACACGTATCCGCTCCCTGGAGAAGTTCGTTTGGTCTGCGTCAATACTTAGCGCACTGATAACCGCAGGCGCTATCACCCT